CCAACAAACTGGCCGACAATAACAGAGTCGGCCATATTGTATATTTGCTGAAAAAAACTTCCAATAATCATTGGCATTGCAAAAACCGTCAACGCTTTGAGGGGCGTATCGGTTATCAAATACTCATCTTTCGACATTATCATATTCCTCCATGGTACCTTGTATCGTGGTATCCCATTCACTTACCTTCTCAAATTCCGATTTGTCGGGCAGACCAACTACCCTTATAAATCCATTATACCACATCTTTCAACCCAATACAACCCCACAATCGTCATATCCCCCTCGGAATAATCTCATCAATAAACACCTCACGCTTAGCCTTTGCCAGCCCGTTCCACTGCTTGTATATCTCCCACTGGTCGAGAAGTTCTCCGATAGGCATAAGCCAAACTTCACGTTCGCTCCTGCCAAGAAGAGTAACACCGTAGAATAGAAGTCGGGCAAATGATTCCTCATCACTTACCCGACCTGCGTGTTTTTTGAACCGCTGTCCTCGCTTTCGATCTCACGCTTTGTGCCCTTGTACATCGCCTGCATAATGGCGTCCTTGTATTTTGCAAGATCATACGGAGAAGTCATAAGTTCCACAAATTCAGCCGTAAGTGGCTGACGCTTATCATCGGGACAACGCAGATTGTGTATCTCCACACCTTGATTAGCAAGCAGACAGATAAGATACGTCACCTCATCAATGGCTTTTTCAAAATTCTCCGCCTGCATAAGCTTGTCGCCAAAGTCGGAAAGCCCACCGTAACGCTTATCGATCTCTTTCGTAGCCCTCGTTGTAAGGACTAATTCGTATTCATTTCCGCCTATCTCAATAACCGCACTTCTGTCATTCACCATTATGCACCTCCGTAAATTCGGGTTCGTAAACCTTGCTGAACCAATTTGAAATAACCGATGTTGGCACTCCCTGTTCTCCTTCGTTGACCTCAGCTTTCCAAGGGTGAGTGCTGTTGCCGTCAAGCTTTTTGCGGCGGTAGATAGTGCCCTCAATGGTCGGCGTGGAAAACGTTATGCTCTCGCCTTTGGTAGCGAGGTTTGTCGCCGGTATGCCGAAGATAACTCTGTACAGCCAAAAGTATCTGTATTTGCCGTCACTCTTTTTAGCACGAAAACCTACCGCCACTGGTGCACCGCCATTCTCAGATGCCGAGATGAGAACGTGGTTTTTGTCTATCTTCGCACCAGTCAATTCATTCGCAACAGACGTGCCAATGTCATCAATTCCAAGTGTCAGCTTGCCGCTCTTAAACTCTTTGACCACCTCAGCCTCGCCGTCATCGGCATAAAGCGTTGCTTCATTCATTTCTACTGATAGGTCTGCTGATATAGCCTTTGCAAGCGAATTTGGCGTTCCATATGTTTCATCACCGCTCTCGTCCTCAGTTATCTTGGCATAGTAAAGCCTGTCAAGACCGATAGTTGCCATTAAAATTCCCCCAATCTTACACAGTCGGCAGCATCAAAATTGTAGTGATGACAGCCGCTGTCAGTTTCAAGCCCGATGTACTGTCGGGCGGTTATTGTAATTTCGTTTTCGAGCAAAGCCCGAGTAATTTTGTTCTTAAAACTTATGTAGTTACCTTTGCAGTAGAGCGAAATTCTCACTTCCTGCACCTCGCTTGACGGCTTGTTATCCGCAAATTCTGAAAGCGTGTCCGTCAAGGGCGTTAGAACACAGTACACATCAGGCGGAGTATCAGTAAATACCCCGGTTTCAGCAGGAATATTCAGCCCGCCGAGAATTGTGTTCAGCTTTTTCAGTAAGCTGTCATTCATAGCTTATCGACCTCGCTTTCAAGTTCATTTTGCATTGCACTTATCGCCGCAGACTTCGCCCTTGTCTTTGCAGGCTTTACGAACGGCTTTGCAGGCTGACCGCTTTTGCCGTATTCCAAAATGCTGGCAAGTTTGGCATTACTGCCGCCGTCTGAACGTGGTTCAGAAAAACCCACTTTGACGTTATGGTCGCCGTTCTTGTCCTGCAAAACAGGCGAAAGCCCTAACGAACGTTCAAGTTCACCGGTACTTTTAGAGGGATACTTCGTGTCCTTGCCGACAACAGCCGACAAGCTATTCTTTACCGCCGAAAGCATGACCTCACCGCCAGCCTGCAAAACTTTCTCCGCCGTGCTGTCAAATTCAGAACCAAGCTTTGACATTTTAAGCAGAAGGTCTTCGGGCATTTGAATTGACATCTTCGCCACTACCTCAGCTCCTTTGCCATCAAAGTCAGCATACCTTTGCGTTTGTTTCCGAGCACAGCCGTCAGAAGATAGATGTTTTCACCGCATTTCACACGCATATCAGCGTCAATTCCATCAAGGTATCGAATGTAGATCTTAAATGTAACTTCCGCCGTTTCAGTTCCGCTCTGCAAAAACTCTCGCCCCGAAATGGGAACAATGTCAGACCACACAGTATGCTCGGTTTTCCAAATGTTCTGAGTAAAGCCCTCATCGTCCTTCTTTGAAACGTTTCGCTGAAGTTCAACTTTGTATCTCATACCGCCTATCTTCATCAAAATCCCTCCTGCCTTATGCCGAAGAGCAAGGCTCTAAGCGTTAATGTTAGTGCTTTGTGGTCTGCCTCTTCACGATGTTCATAGAGGTATGCCATGGCGTAAAGCACAGCTATTCTTGCGGTCGGCTTATCAGCAATTTCAGTTCTTGCAATGTCGGTACAAAGCTGTTCGGCGGACGATATGAGTGCAGTAAGAAAATCGTCCTCTGCATTTCCGTCAAGCCTTAAATAGTCCTTGACTTCATCAAGTGTTACAATCATATTTATCATCACTCCAATTCAAAAGTTCCTTATCACTTGCCGGACGCAGGAAGTGCAGTTTTCAGCTTGAGTATCTGAACCGCTTCGGGCAGGATAAGCTTGCCGTCTACACGCTCCTTAGCCACAAAACCGACCATGTCATTTCCGGCGAAAAGTTCCGTCAGTTTCTTGAACGAGCGCGACCCTCTGTCGCCGATATTGTAGTAGCTGAAATCTCCGAAAGCAATAGCATCTGCGGGCGCATACGCCGAAGTGTAAACGGGATAGCCGAGCAGTCTTTCGGGTTCGCCCTCTTTCAGCGAAGGCTGCCAAAGATACTGGTCGTTCGCATCTTTAAGCTTTCTCAGAACGGCAAGATTTTTGTCGTTCATAATGAAAGCCGCCTTTTTTCTGTATGGTCTTTTCAGCGTGTAAACGAGATTGATAAGCTCATCGCCCGTGAACGCCGCCACCTCAGCCGTAACATTTCCACCGCCGGTTTTGGCGAAGATACCGGTAGGCTTTCCCTTGCCGTCGCCGTTTAAGAACGCGTCCTCTTCGGCATTAGCCAACGCCTTTCCAAACTGCGTTATGATGTAGTTTTCAAGTCCGAAAGCGTTGTCATACAGCAGTTCCTCAGTGACCTTTATCGCAACGTGCAGTTTGTGCGCGTCAAGCAGTATCTGGCTGAAAGTGCTGTCGCCCCATGTAAGCTCCTGCCCCTCTTCTATCCATGATGCCGCCGGTTTTGTCGCCGCCACATTTATCTTATGGTCGCCCGCTGTTGTCAGCTTCGTGCCCAGTGCACGGAGAATATTTTCCTCTTCAAGCACGTCGATAAGACGTTTGTCATATTCCTCCGGCACAAGGTAGCCGCCATCAGCATCAACGCCTTCCTGCAGAACGTTTGAAACGTTGCGGAAATTTGAACGCAGAGCACCAAGCATAGCCGCCTTGTATTCGTCAGACGCACGACCTGTCTTTTCTTTTGCAGTCTGTGCAGGCTTGCTGATGATAGGTGAATTGATAGGCTGAGAAAGCATTTTGTCACGATCAGCCGCCCTCTGCTGACGTTCGATAGAGGCGGTCAAGTCCTCGATCTCCTGCTCCATTCTGTTGTATGCGGCAGTGTCCTCAGCGGAAAGCCTGCCGTTCTTGTCCTCGTGGGTGTCAACAAAACTCTTTGCCGTTTCCCACACCTTTGCTCTTTTCTGCATAAGTTCCTGAATAGTCATAAAAATGTCCTCCTTAAATGTATTTTTTGATTATGTCAAGGCGGTTTCTGAGGTCGTTTGCCTGCGTTCCGCCTACGGTTTCGGGCTTGCGGTAATGCCTTTCAAGCTTATTCTGCAAAGCCTTGTTTACAGCTGTTCGTGAAAACAAAAAAGAAGAGGTCTTATCGGACTTATTTTTGTCCTTATCCTCTTCTTCATCGGTGTCATCGTCATTATCGTTATCTTCTTCAGTTTCTTCATCTGATTTATCATCTTCCTCAGACTTTTTATCAGCAGAACGTTCGATAAACCCATCAGCAAAGCCAAGTTCTACCGCCATATTAGCGTTCATCCAAGTTTCAGCGTCCATAAGATGCGATAACTTCGCTCTGCTGAGCCCTGTCTTACGCTCATATGCGTTAATGATAGACTCTTTGACCTCATCGAGCATATCGATAGCTTTCTGCATTTCAGTGTGGTCGCCAAAAGCCATAGTCGCAGGGTTGTGTATCATCAGCATTGAAACCGGCGAAACAAGAACCTGCGTGCCTGCCATTGCGATAACGCTCGCCGCACTTGCCGCAATGCCGTCGATCTTTACCGTCACGTTGCCCTTGTAGTCAGTGAGCATATTGTATATCTGAGCCGCCGCCACGCAGTCACCGCCGGGAGAGTTTATCCACACTGTGATGTCGCCCGAACCGCTGTTCAATTCTTCTTTGAAAATCTGCGGCGTGACGTCATCATCGAACCAACTTTCCTCGGCTATCGTGCCGTTTAGAAAGAGCGTTCTCTCCGTCATCGGACTGTTCTCCGTCTGTTCCGTCTGATTCTTCCACTTCCAAAACTTCTTCATCGTCTTCCTCCTTTTCGTACTGCCTGCCTACGCTGGCAATATCTATCATATTTCCGTTGCACATAAATTTGTTGCCGCCCAACTCATCGGGGATAAGATCCATATTCTCCAGTGAACGCACATCATTCGGACACATAAAACCATTTTGTATACCCACTGCATAACCATTCATTCTGCTCTGATAGTCACCACGCAAAAGTCCGTCAACATTGAATTTCGGGTAGTATTTGCTTTTCTCATCGGGTGTCAGCAACGCTCTTGAAATTGCCTGCTCCCAACGGACTATCCAAGGCTCAAGTGTGTATTTGACGAACTCCAATGACTGCTGTTCAATGTTTGAAAAGCTTGATTTCTCCAGATCACCGACCATATGGGGCGGCACTCTGAAAATTCTTGCAATCTCATTTATCTGAAATTTTCTCGTTTCAAGAAACTGAGCCTCGTTTGGCGAAATGGAGATGGGCGTGTATTTCATACCCTCTTCAAGTATCGCAACTTTGTGCGAGTTGCCGCCGCTGAACCCTTTGTTCCAGCTGTCACGCACACGCTCGGGGTCTTTAACAGTGCCGGGATATTCAAGCAGACCGCTTGGCGTTGCTCCGTTTGCAAAAAACTTTGCCCCGTATTCCTCTGTGGCTATCGCAAGTCCCACGGCGTTCTTTGCCATTGCGATAGGCGAGTAGCCCACAAGTCCGTCAAAGCCTAGTCCTGCGATGTGCAGAACATCTGACGGCTGTAAAATGACAGTTGAGCCTTTCATAGTCCGTGGGTCGCTGTCCTGCATTTGATACTGGTAGTACAGCCTGCCGTTTTCATCTCTGTCAACTGTCATTCGGTCTGGCATCAAAGGATAGAGGGCGGCGACTTCACCCTTGCCGTTTCTGATAATCTGAGCATAAGCATTTCCCCACAAAAGCAGGTGCGTCATAAGCGTTTCACGAAACATAAAGCTGGTCATTTCGGGGTTTGGTTCATCGTGCAAAAGAGCGTAAAGTGGGTGGTCTGTGGCTTTTGCTGAACCCTCAGCTGTGTATCGGTACAAATGCAAAGGCAGTCCTGCCACTGCCTCAGAAAGTATACGAACGCAGGAATACACCGCCGTCATCTGCATTGCCGAGCGTTCGCTCACACGTCTGCCGCTGGTGCTTGTGCCCATGTAGAATCGGTATGACGCTCCTGCTGTGGAGTTTTTAGGCTTATCTCTGCTATGGAATATGCCGCTGAATATTGACATTTGGTCACCTCGTTTCTGGTTTGGGGTATGAAAAAAGCACCTATCTTTTTTGATAGATGCTCGTATTGCGTTAATTCAATTTGTGATCTAATTTAATCTGAAATAGCAGGTACTCTTTCCCTTGCCCTCTTTTTTTAATTCTCCCGCGGCAACAAGTTTTCTTAGTGCGCCCTCGATAGAACTGTCACTGAGAGTAGGACAGAGTTCCCTTATATCCTGCTTATTAAATCGCCCTATTTTGCTTTTGCTTGCCATTCTGACCATCTCAATTGCAGGCAGTTTCTCTTGAACAAGCGAGGTACGCTCTTCAAAATCTTTATACGATGCAAGTATCGTGCCTAAAATGTACTTTATAAATGGCACAGCGTCCTCTTTGCCTTCGTGCCAGCCAGTCTGCGACTGACTCAGAGCACTGTAATACAGATTTTTGTTCTTAGAGATCTTTGCCTCGAGCGATATATATTTACCAATGTAAAAGCCATTCTGATACAGCAGAAGAGTGGTAAGCAGACGGCTCATTCTGCCGTTGCCGTCATTGAAAGGGTGTATACAGAGAAAATCGTGTATAAATATGGGGATGATTATAAGCGGTTCAACCTCCAAATTACCGATAACACGGTTGTACTCTTCACATATCCTGTCAAGTGCCTCAGATGTTTCGTATGGTGCGAGCGGAGTAAACAGTATTTCTGTATGTCCATCGGGGTAAGTCGCACTGATATAATTCTGCACGCTTTTTGTTCTGCCTGCAAGCGGATTGTTCATATGACTGTAAAGCATTTTGTGAAGCTGCTGAATATAATTTTGAGTTATCGGAATAGCGTCAAAACTTTCGTGTATAACGTTCAGCACATCTCTATACCCTGCGATCTCCTGCTCGTCACGATTTCGAGGAGTAGTCTTTTCTTCGACCAACTGCTTGATCCTCGTGCTTGTTGTAACGATACCCTCTATCGCATTTGAAGCTTCGGTACTCTGGATCTTTGCTATCTCAACAAGCTTTTCCAGCTCTTGCGGACGCTGTTTCAAATACTGCTCCTGTTTTCCGGCCTCTTTGTATATAGCCGCTATAAGCCCAAGAATATCAGAATCCCACTTTTGTTCTTTCACAGCAGAGTAATTAAAGCTTCGCATTTCCTCATCTCCATTCTTTTCCCTTAAATTATATCATAAAATAAGGGAAAGGTCAATAGAATAAGTGAATTTGTCCTTAATATTATGTGAGAAATAAGGGAAAGTATCAAGCGGTATTCCTCTGCTATATAAAAGAGCCGATTTCTCGACTCTTATGGTATCTATAACATTGGGGAGCATATTCGTAATTTTATATCATCGTTTGTTCCCCAACACAAATGTTAGTTGTAATCAAATTGTCTTCCAACAGTGTTCTTTCATAAAGGATGCTATAACGTTAATTTCATCATCTTCATAGTATTTTACAAGAAGTCGTTTAAATTCTGGAACTTCATTTTCAGGAATCACTAGGAAACCAGCACCATGCGAAATAAGATAATGATTTGCAAAAATGACAGAAGCACGTTTGTTACCATCAAGAAAGATCTGCGTCTTCATACAATAAAGACAAAGTTTTATAGCTATGTTAATAGCATCATCATTTTCTTCAACTATCTGTTTGATTTTATCTTTTACATCCAGTTCATTTGGCAGTGGAGGCACATAGCTTGAACCGCCTATGGTAACCGGAACACCTCGAATTCGACCACCCTCGGCAAAAAATCCTTCATTTACCAGTCTCGCAATATGACTGAGCATATAGTAGTCAGACTGGCTTGCAATTACATCGCGGTCCAAAATAAACTCCCATGCGTGTTTCAAATTCAAAATTTTCTGCACATCTGTAGCAGTCATACCGGAAACTTTTCCGTTTTCTATAATTTCCTCTGTCTGTGGAAAAGAGGTTGCTACACCTTCCAAAACCGCCTGATCATAGATGTTCGTTTTCATATTGGCACGGGCAAATGCTATATTACTTATAACATCAGCAGAAAGTTCATCCTCAGAATATCCAACTGCAGCAAGCTGCTTTTCAATACTTCTAAGTGACTTTCTTATTTCACGTGCCTCTCTAGCATTACGAAGAAGCAGATTATACAGTTCTTCAGTATATACTCCAACATACGTTGATGTTTGTTTGCCAGCCACACGCTTTCTTACATAAAGATATTTTCCATCTCCACGCTCTTTGATTTCAGGTGTACCATCGTAGGGCATTAAGTTTAATCTTGCATTAAGATCAGCACGCCTCCTCAGTAATTCCTGTATTTCATTATATTGTACCGACATTGTATCTTCTCCCTTGGGGGAACATTTTATATTGCTATTATAGCACAAATGCTCCCCAACAGTCAATGTTTATTAAGAAATTTTTTCTAAACAAATTCAAACTGTGCTCCTCAAATATATGAAGACATTTATAGTATGCCTAAATCACAATATACTATTAATATGTATCGATAAACAGTATTCCTCTACTATCATACACACTCTACGTATTATCATTCCCACACCGAATAGCTCTGTCCAACGCCATAATTGTCGCCACAGCACCGTCAATCTTCTCAGTAGATTTCTCCTTGTCGGGCTTGATGTTTCCCGCAGGATCAGTACGAATGAAAATGTTGTCCATATTCCAACGCAGTACCGGCTGACCGCCGTGTGCGATCTTCTCTTCAAGCGTCAGCTTCATAAGCTCTTTTGTCGGCGGCGACATATCTTTGAAACCCTGCCCGAATGGCACTACTGTAAATCCCATACCCTCAAGGTTCTGCACCATCTGCACCGCACCCCAACGGTCGAAGGCTATTTCTCTGATGTTGAACCTCTCACCAAGCTTTTCGATAAACTTCTCAATGAAACCATAATGAACCACATTTCCCTCAGTGGTCTGCAAAAAGCCCTGCCTCTGCCATAGGTCATAGGGAACGTGGTCACGCCTTACACGCAGTTCAAGATTGTCCTCAGGTATCCAAAAGTACGGCAATATCATATACTTTTCAGTTTCATCTCTCGGAGGGAAAACAAGCACAAAAGCCGTAATATCCGTTGTACTCGACAAGTCCAATCCTCCGTAGCAAACTCGCCCTTCTAAATCGTCTTCTCTGACAGCAAAAGCACACTTGTCCCATTTCTCCATAGGCATCCAACGTACCGCCTGCTTTACCCATTGATTAAGACGCAGCTGTCTGAATGAGTTTTCTTCCGCAGGGTTCTGCTTTGCCGATTCGCAGGCGTCTTGCACCTTGTCAATGCCCACTGTGATACCAAGCGATGGGTTAGCTTTAGCCCATACTTTCGGGTCAGTCCAATCGTCCTCTTCCGAAGCTCCATAAATTACTGGGTAAAAAGTATGGTCTATCTTGCGACCCTCGATAATGTCAAGAGCCTTTTGGTGAATTTCGTAACAAATCGACTTTGTATCGTTTCCGGCAGTAGTGATAAGAAAGTACAGCGGCTGCATACGAGCGTCGCCCGAGCCTTTGGTCATAACGTCATAAAGCTTTCGATTCGGCTGAGTGTGAAGCTCATCAAACACCACGCCGTGGGTGTTAAAACCGTGCTTGTTGCCGACATCTGCGGACAGCACTTGATAAATGCTGCCGGTCGGCTGATAGATCAAACGCTTTTGTGAATCGAGTATCTTCACACGCTTTGAAAGAGCAGGGCACATTCTTACCATATCAGCCGCAACGTTGAAAACTATCGAGGCTTGCTGACGGTCAGCCGCACAGCCGTAAACCTCAGCACGTTCCTCGCCATCACCGCAGGTCAAGAGCAATGCAACAGCCGCAGCAAGTTCCGACTTGCCTTGCTTCTTGGGAATTTCGATGTATGCCGTGTTGAACTGACGATAGCCGTTCGGCTTTAGCACGCCGAAAATGTCACGAATTATCTTCTCCTGCCAGTCGATTAGTTCAAACGGCTTGTGTGCCCAAGTGCCTTTGGTGTGGCATAGGCACTCGATGAAATTCACGGCATAGTCAGCGGCGGACTTGTCATAGTGCGAAGTTTCAGACATAAATTTGGTTGGTGTGTAATTTTCAAGCTTTCGCATTTTATCCGCCATTCTCAACTATCCCCCTGCATTTGTTGTAAGCATTTATCAGCACACGCTTGTCAAACATGAAAGCCTTGTACCCATCAAGGCAAGTCCTCAAGTAAAACTCGCTTGGAATACCGATAGGTCTTTCTTCGTGCATAATGTAGGCAAATGCTGTTATCGTTCGCCTTTTGCCTGTGCGTATACCCTTGCAAGTCAGCTTGATATTCTTCTTGTAATAGAAGTTGGGGTAACCCTCATAACGGTCAAGTGCAAGCTCATCAGTGGGGTTCACTTCCCATATTGCTACCGGAACACTGCCACGCTCATTCTTCTCAATGGTCAGATACGACCCTGTCAAACTGCCTTTGAAAAGCAGTTCCCAGCCTTTCAAATCAGCCGTTGCAAGTATTGTTGCAGTTGGGCATCTTCTTTTCATTTGAGCAACGTTTAGGTTACTGCCGTATGCTATGTAGTATCTGTTCATCAAAAACATCTCCTTCTACCACCGAAAGACCGCCAAAGCGATCGGGTGGGTCTGCGACTAATCGTTTCAAGCCGCTCTGCCGTGTCTGAAAGCCGTGTCGCCGTCAAGGTTTCGTGTTAGTATATCCCTTGCCGTTGCGAACTCCTCGCCGATAAAACCCAATCGGAGCAGCCAAGTTCTCATTGCGTATTTAGGGTTTTCGTTCTGCTGAGGTCTCGGACTAGCGGTCTTGACTTCTTTCGCCATTTGACTGAGTGCTAGGCAAAGCTGAATGTAGCTTTTCAGCTGACCTGCGTGAAGTCCGTTCTGCCTGCCGTTTGATGGTGCATCAAACTGGAAAAGTCTGAACTCAACTGTGCCTTTGGTGAATGTTGCGTGGTAATTGAGCATATGGTATCTGCTGGAATTGTAATGATGCTCTCGGTAAGAATCAGCACCCTGTGAACCGTACCAAATGTCAGCTAAGTCGCTCATTGTCTTTGGCTTTTTCTTGTTTAGGCTTGCCAAAAACTCAGGGTCAACGGTCTTGCAGTATCTGTTCATTCGGCCTCTGTCAAGCTTTAGTGCGGCGGCTAGAAGGCTTTCGTGGCTTGCCATAATGTTTGCAAGATTTCTCAAAGTCTGCGGTGTGTGACCCTTTGCACCGATGTGAATGTGAACTCCGCAGCCCCTTGTTGCATCGCTTTTTGCTCCTGCTCTCCGAAGTCTGCGGATAAGTTCCTGCAAAAGCTCGATGTCCGAATATTGAAGTATCGGTGTTACAAGTTCGCATTTTTCGCTGTCCGGTCCTGCAATGCTAACGTCCTTTTGGAATTTCCACTCTCTGCCGCTCTCATCAAAAGCCGACCAAGTGCAGTAGCCGTTGCGGTAAGCCGTGTTTTCAGATCTGCCTGTGCCGAAAAATTCTGCGGCAATGCGTGCGGATTTCTCTCTTGTGATGTTGTTCATCTCCACCTCAACGCCTATGGTCTGCGTTTTCATTTCCTCGATCTGTCTTGCAAGCTTGTCGTTCATATCCGTATCCTCCGCTTTTCTGTGGTGTATTTTCCTTTCGGTGTACACATATTAACTCTTTTTCGGAGATATATCAATACGATCATTCGACAAAGATACACACAATATCTTGTGTATATCTGACGAGGGAATACTACGGATATGCTTGCGATTCGACAGCTAAAGCTTAACTACTGTATCTTCACCATAAATGACATTGAGATGACTGCCGTTGTCCCATTCGACTATCAGACTTGCCGTATCATCAACGCCAATCACAGTACCCTCAGTACCGACAGGCGGAGCCTGCACATCGTCCATTTTTGTAAGCTTTAATCTTGTGCCTTTAGGATATTCGGCTCTGACCTTTTCGACAATTTCTCTGCTTGGAAAATTCATTGTATGCACCTCCAGTTTGGTACTTACATATATTACTCGGAATTTGTCGGATTTCAAGATGTCAGAACGCAGAATTATCCGCCACTGTTTTGTGCGTAATACACTAACAACTTAAACTAGGCTCTCCACCTCTTTCACAAGTTCCGAGTAAGGTATCTTCCTGCCATCTCGGACAACATACACACCATCATCACTGCCAACCTGCTCGATGTATCTCTTGACGATCACATCGCAAAACTTCTCATCAAGCTCAATGGTAAGGCATATTCTGTCCGTTTGTTCGCAGGCTATGAGCGTTGAACCGCTTCCGCCGAATGGGTCAAGCACTACTGAATTAGCCATACTGGAATTGCGTATCGGGTAGGCTAACAATGGCACAGGCTTCATTGTCGGGTGGTCGCCATTGCGCTTCGGCTTGTCGAATTCCCAGATGGTAGATTCTTTTCTGCCGGTGTACCACTGGTGTTTGCCTTTCTTTTTCCAACCGTAGAGGACGGGTTCGTGCTGCCACTGATAAGGCGAACGTCCAAGCACAAGACTTTGCTTTTTCCAAATACAGCACCCGGAAAGATAAAAACCTGCATCAGCAAAAGCCTTGCGAAAATTAAGTCCTTCTGTATCTGCATGGAAAACGTAAATGCTCGCATCGTCCGCCATAACATTTGCCATATTGCTGAAAGCGTCAAACAGAAACTGATAGAACTTGTCCGCAGCCATATTGTCATTTTTTATCTTGCCAGCCGTACCCTCGTAATTTACGTTGTATGGCGGGTCGGTTATGACTAGGTTTGCTTTTCTGCCGTCCATAAGAGCGGCGTATGTATCTTCTTTTGTGCTGTCACCGCATACAAGAGTGTGCTTTCCAAGCGTCCATATATCCCCACTCTGCGTAACACAAGGCTTTCCCAACTCAGCGTCAACATCGAAATCGTCCTCTTGTGCATCTGTATCAGTATCAAAAAGACTTGCAAGTTCTTTCTCATCAAACCCAGTCAGCGAGATATCAATATCCTCAGCCTGCAAAGCCTCTATCTCAACTTTTAGCATTTCTTCGTCCCAGCCGGCGTCAAGAGCCATTCTGTTGTCTGCGAGTATGTATGCTTTCTTTTGAGCCTCAGTTAGGTGGTCTGCAAACACGCAGGGGACTTTGCTTATGCCCTCAGCCTTTGCGGCGGCAATGCGTCCGTGGCCTGCGATAACGTTAAACTCACGGTCTATTATGACGGGATTGATAAAGCCGAACTCACGCAAGGACGAGCGAAGTTTCATTATCTGTTCCGCCGAATGGGTTCGGGCATTGTTGACATATGGGATAAGCTTGTCTGTTGAAACAAGCTGCATTTCTGTTGTGGTTTGCATTAGCCTCTCCTCCTAAGTAACTCTTCCATAGCGTCGTGCGGACTTTCACTGAACTGCTCTGTACAGTTTCGCTTGACAATATCGTAAATTTCATACCAAATGAGGTTCGCTGACTTTTGAAACTGCTGGCTCATTTGCACGAAAGGCGAAGCCATTACTCCGCCAGTGGTGGGGTGTTTGCCGAGCAGTCCGTACTGGCTGACAGCGTCCTCACACTGGATATATCGTGCGAAAGCCTGAGCATACGCTTCGATAAGCCGCTTGTTGACTAGGTTCTCGCACCCTCTGCGTTTCAGCCACAGCCAAGTTTCCTTGTATATCTCATCAGCCCCCAGCGGAACGCCATTCTTCTGTCTTGCCGAAAGATAGTCAGCAGGGCGGGGCATATCCGCACCGTCGAGCACAGCACCCTCGGGCAGGTCTACTGATTCAAGTTCGGCAGACTCGAGTGTTGGAATGTCGTTATTCATAATTCTTGTGGGCAGACCACTTTGTATTCGCTCAGCGGCAGGGAGCGGTTTATCTCCCGCACGGACACGCCGTCCGCCGCGATTTGTTCCGTCTTTAGCCAAAATTTCACCTCCCGAAGTTTGGGCAATTTTTTCTTAGGGGTTAATCCCCCGTTTGAACCGGCTTTTTTGTGTATGCCACCCTGCGCCCGTTACAATGGCGGCGGGTTTTAGAGATCTCGACCGCCCCTAGCCTTTGTAAAATTTCTTTTAAGTGATAAAAATAGGTTGAATTTATCCTATTTATCGTATATAATATATGTAGAAAGCACAAAGGAGGTCTGCACTATGAACGTAAACACAGATAATCTTGTATCCATTACCGAAGCAAATCAGAACTTCTCACGAGTGGCACGAATGGTAGACGAGAAAGGCTCAGTGGTCATTCTTAAAAACAATTCACCGAGATACCTCATCATCGAGTTTGAAACCGCTGAGAAAGAACAGCTTGCAAACGATGAAGATCTGCTAGCCATTTCAAAGCGGCTTATCAACAAGAACAGAGAAAGCTATGAGGTGCTTGCTAAATGATAGTGCTGTCGAAAAAACAAGTGCTTGCTCTTCATTCACAGTTGATTGCCGAAACAGGCGGCACTGATGGTATCAGGGACGAAAGTCTGCTTGATTCTGCTTTAAATGCACCATTTCAATCCTTCGATGGGGTAGACGCTTTTCCATCTATTGTACCGAAAGCTGCACGTCTCGGCTATGGTCTTATAAAGAATCACGCCTTTGTTGACGGCAATAAACGTATCGGGGCACACGTTATGCTTGTATTTCTCGCATTGAATAAAATCGAGTTGGAATACACGCAGACAGAACTTTCCGACACTATTTTAAAAGTAGCCGCTGATGAATACGGCTTTGAAGATTTGCTGAAATGGGTAATAGAACACCAAATGTAACTGTAAGTGGCTGTCAGAGATGACGGCCGCTTTTTCTATTCCACCTGTCCCCCATCTCCGAATGTATCCTAGAATGACACGCCTTGCACAGAGCCATCAAGTTCTGCGTATCGTTAGTTCCGCCCTGCGAGAGCGGCAGTTTGTGGTGTATCTGCTCGGTAGGAGTATATCTTCCTTGCCGTAAACACATCTCACACAAAGGGTGAGCCGCCGCATAGTTGTCACGGATACGTTTCCACGCTCTGCCGTAACGCTTGCTGGGGCGGTACTTTCTTCCATAGCGTTCGTACTGTTTGTTGGCAAGCTTTGTATGCTCTTCGCAGTAGCGGCTATGCGTAAGTTTCGGACAGTTCGGATAAGCACAAGGGTGTGCAGGTTTGGTAGGCATTATCTCATCTCCAACAGAAAAGCCCCGCATTTTAGCGAGGCTCTTCACAATATTTTCTATTATACAGTATATCACACTAGGGGCGGTGCAAACAATGGCAAACCGTGTCACTTTTCGGGAACGGCAAAGTTTTTCAGTGCTTTTCTATGCCAGCGGATAACTGTACTGCGGTCGGCAAAAAGCTGCTCTGCAATGCGTTCCCAAGTCATTCCCTCGATGTATCTGTACTGAAGGACAAGCCGCTCGTTGATGTTCTCGACCTGCTCAACAGCAGTGCGTATTTCGGCTTTGAGGTCAACGAGCCGGTCTATCTCGGAGTTTATCTTCTGCTCCATATCGACGATTTTCCCGAGATAGCGTACAAACGGCGGTTCTGTGGAACGTGTGCCGCTGAAACGCTCCTCAAAATTGCAGGAGGATATTCTTGACGACATATCCCGCAGGTTTTCAAGTTCTGAAATGTCGCAGTCTATGCGTTCGTTGAGTCTGTACGCTTGATTTAAGGATTCTTTCGCTGTCATTTTTGTACCTCCAGATCTGCTTTTACAGCGTCGATCAGCCGCTTTTGCGTGGTGTCCTTGTTTTCCAAAGCGTCTAAAACGTCTTCGTCAATAGTGTCCTTGCAGATAATGTGGTGGATAGTCACGATGTCTTTTTGCCCCTGCCGCCATAATCTCGCATTTGTCTGCTGAAACATCTCAAGCGACCAGATCGTCGAAAACCATACGAGGATATGCCCTCCCTTCTGAATATTCAAGCCGTGTCCCGCTGATGCCGGCGAAATAAGGGCTGTCTGTATCCTGCCGCTGTTCCAGTCGAGAATGTCCTGCTCCGACCTAAGCTCCCTCGGCTCATACCCCGCTTTTTTCAGCCTTTCTGCGATCCTTGTCCTGTCGTGCTGATACCAGTATGCAATAAGCACCGACTGCCCATTCGACTGCTCCACAAGGTCTTCGAGCATATCGAGCTTTCTTTCGTGGATATTTATGATCTCTTTATTCTCATCGTATATCGCGCCATTTGCCATCTGCTGCAGCTTTCCCGAAAGCACCGCCGCATTTTCTGCGCATATATTATTTCCGCCAAGCTGTAAGATCATATTGTTTTTCAGCGAATTATAAAGCTTTCTCTCCTTACCGTTCATTTCCACCTCGTGCCGGATATTGATGCATTCAGGCATTTCAAGGTAATCGAGCGACTTCATTGATACCGTAATATCCCCTATCTTTTTGTAGATCTCTTTCTCTGCGCCCGGCAAGGGAATGTAATTATAGACCTCTCCGGTGTACGGGTTCATGTCACCGACCTTGAAATACTGCTCTCTGAATCTCCCGATGTATTTGCCGAGACGTTTTCCGCCGTCGATAAGGCGTACCTCGCTCCAAAGATCCATAAGTCCGTTGCTCGAGGGCGTACCTGTCAAACCAACTATCCTGCTGATGAATGGACGCACCTTGTTCAGCGCTCTGTATCTTTTCGACCTGCAATTCTTAAATGAACTGAGTTCGTCTATCACTGCCATATCAAAGGCCCATGGCGTATGGCTCTTTTCAAGCTCTTCAACAAGCCACTGTAAGTTCTCACGATTGATTATGTAAATATCCGCATCGGCATTTAAAGCTTCCGTTCTGGCTTCTTTTTTGCCGAGAATCACCGAACAGCGCAGGTCTTTTACATGGCTCCAGCCGCGTATCTCCTCAGGCCATACATCTCTTGCAACTCTGAGCGGCGCTATTATCAGCACTTTATTTACTTCAAAGCTTTCAAACATAAGCTCCTCTATGGCTGTCAGCGAGATTATCGTTTTGCCAAGCCCCATTTCAAGTATGAGCAATACCGCAGGGTTCTTTTTGATAAACTCGATGCAGTATCTCTGATATTCATGTAACTGTTCTTTTGTCAACATTTTACTTTGCCTCTATTTCTTTTATCATCTTTGCTATCTGTTTTGCGTCATCTATCACAAATACCTTGTACCCCAGCTTTCTGAGGTCGCTGTGCCTTTTTGCCTGCAATGCACGCGGCTTTTTGCCGGGCGACTTCACCTCTGCAAAGGCCATGCACCCATCACGCAGAAAAACTATTCTGTCGGGCATTCCGTTAGCTCCGGGCGAAACAAACTTCGGGCAAATGCCTCCGCGGCGTTTCACCTCACGCACTAATTTCTGCTCTATTTCTTTTTCTCTCATATTGTCCTCCTCTCACCAAATTTTTAGGTATGTCGCTTATGTATGTCATTTTTCATTCAGGAAAGTAATGCCCATTACAAAAACGAGGTTATCAGCTGAGTGGTGGAGAGCATGGAACACATTTCGTAAAGCTTATATAGATCAGATTTTTTTATCAGCTATACAGACTTTACTGTCAGCAGTTCCACCGCTTCCACCACTCACGCTTTTACCCTCAAAATTTTAACTGTCCTCCTCTGCGTCATCAGCCGCAAAAGCTGTTTTAAGTCTGAGTCCTACGATGTAGTTTCCCGTTTTCTTTCTTCTCCTGCCAAAGCCCGCTAAGTCAAGCGCTGAGTAAAAGTCTACGTTGCCTCTGGTAAACTCGCCCATTCTGACCGTGTAACTGCGGTATTCCTGATAAAGCTCACCCGACTTTTCCTCATATGATGCGTCCACCTCGCAGCAGTCCTCCAGGAACATTCCCAGCCAGTCATTCTTTTGATGATACTCATTGATAGCTTCAGTAACAAGCTTAGGCTGAGAGATATGAAAACCGTGGCTTATCACCTTGCACGCGCCCTCTATTATCCATTTGAGTATCGCAGAACCTGCCTGCGTTACAAGCGTTTCGGTAAAATTCTTGCGGTCTGCACTGCCCTCGAATTTTGCGTTGAAAGGGATAACGATAAGCCTGCGCCATGTTCCCGCGTCATTTGCACCGACCCTAGGAAGGTGATTTGTGTAAAGCACTACGGTATGCGAGGGTGTGAAAGCCGCAGGTGCTTTATACTTTTTCTCCGCAAAGATCTGGTCGGTGCTGCAAAGCTGTTTTACCACCGAAATGTTGAGCCTTGTACCCTCGTCGAGCTCCGCCGCGATTATAAGGCGCTTGCCCTTTGTTTCCGCCATTTCAGGCTTGACATTTCTCTTACAGCCTACTGTAAGTGTATCTGCCGAAAGATTGCCCGAATATGTGCCTAAAACTTTCGAGATCGAATTCCAAAACGTTGATTTTCCGTTCCTGCCCTCGCCGTAAGCGATTATCAGTGCCTCAACGTAAACCTTGCCGACAGCCGCAAGCCCCACTACTTCCTGAACGTAATCAATAAGCTCCTTATCACCTAAAAAGGTCTTATCCAATGTATCGAGCCAAATATCCTCGCCGTCGTCGCCCGGCTCTGTCAATGTCACTTTTGTAATAAGGTCTTCCGAACTATGTTCCTGCCTGCCCGCCATTCCAAGTCTGAGGTCGTATGTAGAAAATGGCGTGTTCAGCAGGAACTCGTTTTTATCAAGCTCCTCAAAATCTATGCTTACCATAGGTCTTGCCGAATCGAGCGCAGACCTTATGAACTTGTAGTCACGCTGCTTCATCACAAAAGCCGCATATGCCGCGGCATCAAGGTATCTCTGATACAGCTCATACTGGCTGTTGCTTAAAGTCGCCGTCACCTTTTTTCCGCCCGCTTTTATAATGCTCGAGTCAAGCCCCGAGTTCAGCAGATCCTGCTGCGTAAGCATAACGCAAAGCTGAGCGTCAGCAAGCTGAAGATCTAAAAATTCCTCGCAGGCTCCTACCGCCGCCTCTTTCGACTCCTCCCAAAAGATACCGTTATATCTGAGATAATCAGTAGCGGGGTTGAATTTAAGCTCATTGCCATAAACATTTGCAAGCACCTTCGCCTGCCCGATGTCAGAAAAGTCGCTCGGCTTCAAACTTCCCGCAGGCGCAGAGGGTACAGCCGCGTTAAAACTCGACGGCGGAATGTATCCCGACTGAGAAGATACCTTTTTCTCAAACTTCCCTGCCGAATCCCAAATACGTCCAAGCTCGTCCTGCCCGAGCGGAGGATCGCACTTTTCCGCTTCCTGCATAAAAATACGATAAGCGTCATCGCCGTGACCGTAACGCTTTACCACACGCCCCGCAAAGCGGCTTAGGGTAGAATTTCTTGCTCCCGCGGGAATAGCGGCGCTGCTTGTGCCAAAGTTGTTTTTTGCGATAAGCTTATCTATCGTTGTCGTGCCGTCATGCCATATAACATCTCCGCCGTCACAGCCGAAGATGAACCTTGCAGCCCCCAAAGCGCCCGCATCGAAAAACGGATAATCTTCGCTGATACGTTCTTTCAGCTTAGAGTAAGCGTCGGGGTCTTTCATTTCGGGTATCTCAAAGTAAACATGAAACCGCGGCCTCGCCGAAACGCTCCCCTTAACTTTCATGTGATTGCGGCTGTATGTAACAGCGTATTTCACATCGGCGAACTCGTTTTCAAGCGCTTCGGGAGTTACCCATTCGTTCGGGTCATCGGTGTGGTCATTATCGCAGTCCATCGGAATACACTGCGAGGACAAAAACTTATCGTTTGCCCTGTAATGGTTCTTATACACAGCGCAGACGTGGTCAAACTGCACAGCTTTTTTCAGCTCATCGGAGGAAGTCGCCGTGACTTCATAAGGATAAACGCAGTTTGTGCAAACGCCCTTAACATCTGAAATGCAAAGTTTCAGCTCCATTCATCTCAGCCTCCTTCTTTTCTGCAAACGCCTTATACATCAAATATCTCAAAACTTCTCACCGCCTTTGCTTTTTTATAGTATTCTCCCCCTTACTATATAACGGACATTTTTCACTCTTTTTTATACCGAATAAAAAATTTTTTTCGCATTATAAAAATCGCCTTTAAATGTCCTTAATATAGTGAGGGGAGAAATGGCGCGACGATAAGGCAAAGAAATTTTTTCTGAAAGATGGTATAAAATATGCCTAAAAATGTCCGCTATATAGTGAAGGGAAAGAAGGTGATACGAAATGGCAAAAAACAAACATGCAGAATACAGCGAGGCGAAAATGCTTGCTGAGATGTCGGCAGTTTTTATCCACATCAGCGAGATCGCCGCCGAGCTGGCAATGACAATGAAAAACTATGAAAAGATGAATGGAGGAAAATGCAGTGAAAAATGCAGATACCGCTGTGCTGAAAGAAGCCTTTGAGGCTTTGAGCAAAAGCGCGGCAATGGTCGCCGCAGCACTCAGGGCAGAAAGCGCAGCCGACGCTGAGGCAAAACCGCAGCCGAAAAAAGAAAAGCTCTCCGCCGAAAAGGTGCGTGGCATGCTCGCCGCAAAAGCCGCTGGGGGCTTCAAGGCAGAGGTGAAGCAGATAGTAAACCGTTTCGGCAAAAATTTCACAGCTATCTCGCCCGAGGACTATCCCGCGGTAGTAGAAGAGCTCAGCAAGCTTACAGAAAAGGCGGCTGGCAATGAGTAAGCACGCCTACCTTTCCGTCTCAGCAAGCGCACGCTGGATAGCCTGCACAAAGTCAGCTAAAGAATGTGCAAACGCTGCCGACACGCCGAGTGAATACGCAAAGCTCGGCAGCGAGGCACATACTCTCTGCGAACACCTTGTTCTCAAAGCACTTGGAAGAGATGCGGCTGACCCGACAGGCTCGCTTGAGCACTATGACGCCGAGATGCAGTATCACGCCGAGGACTACTGCGGCTTTGTTATGGCTGAGATAGCAGAAGCAAAGAAGATCGGCGGCGATGTATTTGTCGGCGTGGAACAGCGGCTTGATCTCAGCCGCTGGGTCCCCGATGGTTTCGGAACGGGCGACTGTGTTATCGCAGCAGATGGGTTTATACACATCATTGACTTCAAGTACGGAACGGGTGTCCTCGTTTCCGCCGAAAGGAACTCTCAGCTTATGTGCTATGCGCTCGGTGCGGTGGATACTTTCGATACGCTTTACCAAACAGACAAAATCAGGCTTTCGATATTTCAGCCGAGAAGAGAAAACATCAGCAGTTATGAGATGAGCGTTTCTGAGCTTCTCACATGGGCAGACGAGGTCTTGGCACCCGCCGCAAAGCTTGCATACGCAGGCGAGGGCGAGTACGCTGCGGGAGAACACTGCCGCTTCTGCGCCGCCAAAGCTTTCTGCAAGACGAGGGCGGAACAGAACATGGAGCTTGCAAAGTACGAATTTGCTGACCCTGCTCATCTGAGCGACGATGACGTAGCGGAGATACTTCCTCGCTTAGACCACTTAGTTTCATGGGCGAATGACGTGAAAGACTATGCACTAAAGCAGGCGCTTGCCGGCACAAGATACAGCGGCTTCAAGCTTGCAGAGGGGCGGTCTGCACGAAAATACACGGACGAAACGGCCGCCGCAAAAGCAGTTGAAGCGACAGGATACGAACCATACGAAAAAAAGCTCAAAGGCATCACGGCGATGACCTCTGAGCTTGGCAAGAAGAGATTTAACGAGATATTAGGCGGTTTAGTGTACAAGCCGCCGGGCAAACCGATACTTATTCCGGCCGACGATAAGCGTCCCGAAATAAATATACATACAAATGATTCGATCAGCGATCAGGAGGAAAAAATATGACTAACAGAACAAAAGCTATCACAGGAAAAAACACGAGATTTGCGTTCCTCAACGTGAACGAACCTAAGTCGGTAAACGGCGGCACACCGAAGTATTCAGCCTGCCTTATCATCTCTAAGGATGACACCGTTACCGTCAGCAAGATCAAGGCGGCTATCAAGGCGGCTTACGAGGACGGCGAGGCTACCCTCCGCGGCAGCGGAAAGAGAGTACCCGCCCTTGAAAACATCAAGACTCCCCTGCGCGACGGCGACAAGGAGCGCCCCGATGACCCCACCTACGCTAACTCTTACTTTCTCAACGCGAACAGCATCAGAAAGCCGGGCGTAGTTGACGGCAACAATAGCCTTATCATCGATACCTCAGAGCTTTACTCAGGTATCTACGGCAGAGCGTCTATCAATTTCTACTGTTTCTCGAAGAACGGAAACAGGGGTATCGCGGCGGGACTGCTTGCGATGCAGAAGCTTCGTGACGGCGAACCTCTCGGCGGACGTGTGAATGCCGAGACCGAATTTGCGGGTCTTGACAGCGAAGATGATGATTTTCTCAGCTGATATACTTAACAGCTAAAATATCGGCGGCAGGAGTTTTCTTGCTGCCGATTATTTTTAAAATTTATTCGGAAAGGATAAACTATGGACAAAATAACAAAGCTTTCGATTGATCTGGAAACATACAGCCCCGCTGATCTTCAAAAGTGCGGCGTGTATCGTTACAGCGAAGACCCCGAATTCGAGATACTTCTGCTCTGCGTTTCGGTGAATGATATGCCGCCTACTGTTTATGACCTCGCTTGCGGAAAAAATGTGCCCGAAGAGATATTAGCCGCCATAAGCGATGAGAACTGCATCAAGTGGGCATTCAACGCAAATTTTGAGCGCATTTGCCTTTCAAATTGGCTGCTCAAATATCACCCCGAGCATTTTTGCTCTTTATAACGGACTTCCCCGCTCGCTTGAGCAGGTCGGCGCTGTACTCGGACTTTCAGAGCAGAAATTAAAGGAGGGCAAAGAGCTTATTCGCTACTTTTGTGTTCCCTGCAAAGCCACAAAGTCAAACGGCGGCCGCACAAGAAACCTGCCCGAACATTCGCCCGAAAGGTGGGAACTTTTCAAGAAATACAACAAGCGAGATGTTGAAGTTGAAATGCAGATACAAAAGCGTTTGAAGAAGTACCCCGTACCCGCAAATGTCTGGGAGGAATACCATCTCGATCAGGAGATAAATGACAGAGGCATACTTTGCGACGCCGCACTTGTACAAAACGCGATAAAGATAGATGAGCTGAGCAAGTCAAAGATAACCGATCTGCTCAAAGAAAAAACGCACCTTGAAAATCCAAACAGCGTGGCGCAGATGAAGGCTTTTTTGGAAGAAAATAATGTTAAAGCGCCTTCGCTTGGCAAAAAGGATGTCGCGGAGCTTATGAAAAGCGCCGACAAAAACATAGCGGAGGTCTTATCTCTGCGTCAGAAACTTGCAAAATCATCTGTACGCAAATATCAGGCAATGGACAACGCAATGTGCGGCGACCTTAGGTGCAGGGGAATGTTTCTTTTCTACGGAGCGAACCGCAGCGGACGTTTTTCAGGGCGTATCGTTCAGCTTCAAAATCTGCCGCAAAATCATATGGAAGATCTCTCAGAGGCACGAAGTCTTGTGAAAAGCGGCGACTATGATACGCTTGACCTGCTTTACGAGAACGTTCCGCTCGTGCTTTCCAACCTCATACGCACGGCTTTTATACCGCGTGCGGGGTACAAATATATAGTGGCGGATTTCAGCGCTATCGAAGCCCGTGTGCTTTCGCACCTTGCGGGAGAAAAGTGGCGGTCTGAGGTATTTGAGTCGGGCGGCGATATTTACTGCGCGTCGGCAAGCAAGATGTTTGGAGTGCCTGTTGAAAAGCATGGGGCAAACAGCCACCTGCGGCAAAAAGGCAAGATCGCGGAGCTTGCGCTTGGCTACGGCGGCGGAGTTGGTGCATTAAAAGCTATGGGCGCTATTGAAATGGGGCTTTGTGAAGAGGAGCTTCAGCCGCTGGTAAATTCATGGCGGCAGTCAAATCCGCACATCGTGGAATATTGGCATGAGATAGACGATGCGGTAAAGCAGGCTGTACAAATGCGGATGCCCGCAAAAGTCGGCTGTATAGAGGTGTATTGGAGTTCGGGAATGCTCTTCATCACGCTTCCCTCTGGCAGGCGGCTGAGCTATGTGAAGCCGCGGATAACTACAAACAAATTCGGCGGAGAATCAGTAGCATACTATGGCATCGACGCAAAAAAGAAGTGGGGTCTTATCGAATCATACGGGCCGAAATTTGTGGAAAACATCGTTCAGGCAGTTAGCCGCGATATACTCTGCTATGCGATGAGAACGCTTTCACATTGCTTTATTGTGGGGCACGTTCATGACGAGCTTATTATTGAATGCCGTGCTGATACTGACCTTGACGCTGTATGTGAGCGAATGGGGCGAACGCCCGAATGGATACCGGGACTGGCACTGAGAGCGGACGGCTTTGAGTGCGAACACTACAAAAAAGAATGACCCCAAAGTGCCGCCAAGGAATAATCATTCTTAGGCGGCATTTTCATGCAAAAAGTCTTGTATTTTATGTCCGAAAGTGTTATAATATGGCTATACGTATAAAAACTTTCTGACCATTACTCATAGAAAAGGAGCCAAAAATGGGCAACAGTATAACTTTTGAAAAATTCCTCTATGATAACTATTACGGTGTCATAGCCACCAGCATTGAGGAGTTTATTACCGGCAATAAAAGCTCACTTACAGATGATAAAATAGCTAATGCTCAAAAGCTCGAACTTGAGGGCATGGATATTAACGGAGTATCTTTCAAAAAGCCAAGTTCGCAGGAAGATGAAAACCTAAGCTTTAGGATAGACGGTCTCGCATATGTATCCGCCGACAAAAGATATTACCACGATCATGAGGATAAAATAACTTCCATGTGGCTTTCTTTGGAAGCAAGCTGTATGCTGAATGACGGAATGAAAAACTTTAAGATCACCAGTGTTGAGGAATACAGCAAAGAAGAATTCGACGGAAGAAATAATCTCAGCCGCTCGCTCGTGCCATATCTGTATGTCAAAGATGCAGATGATGTTGCCGAACATTTTTTGAAAGAGTACTGCCCTGCCGCACTTGAAAATCCTATGAGATTGCCCGCAGTAGAAGTTGCCGCAAATATGGGTCTGGAAATATACTCCGCCCCATTGGAAAACAACATTTGCGGCAAGATATTTTTTGACCCCGCCACAGAAAAAATATATAAAAAATATCCTTTGCTAGATTTAACCGAAGCAAACATATCAGCAGGCTCAATACTTATAGATCCCAACTGCAAGTTCGGCACTTTGAGCAATACTATAATCCACGAATGTGTCCATTGGAAATGGCACAGGCTGTTTTTTGAAATGAAAAAGCTATTGACGAAAGACCCCGTATCCATGGCATACAAAGAATCAGGCTATTCAAACAAAACAGGATCAAAGGCTACCGAGATCGACTGGATAGAATGGCAGGCAAACGAGCTTGCTCCCAAAATACTTATGCCTGCGTCAATGACAAGGAAGTATATAAAAGAAAAGTTTGCGGCACTCCGTCGAACAACGCCCGAAAACGTAAGAGATGCAGAGTTATTTCAACAGACTATTGACAGCACCGCTGCCTTTTTCAATGTATCAAGGTCTTCGGCAAAGCTGCGTGCGGCTGAGTTAGGGTTTGAGCAGGCAAAGGGTGTATTCGTTTATGTTGACGGCAAGTACATCAAGCCTTTCTCTTTTGACAAGAATGCGTTAGGCAAAAATGAAACATTTGTCATCAACTCAGTAAGTACGGCAAAATTAGTCATCGATTCGCCCGATCTGTACGCTCTGTTACTCGCCAATAAAATAGTATTCGTCAACAATATGCTTTGCATCAACAATGAAAAGTACATACAGTATGATAAAGAGGGCTTTCCTTCAATGACAAGATATGCGCTCGACCATGCTGACGAGTGCTGCCTTGTTTTTAAACGTGAAAGGAAATACGATAGAGCGTATGATGATTCGTATGGTAATTTAGGGTTTCTTTGCAGAGAGATCTCGGCAGATTTTTTTGTGGAAAACGATGTTAAAAATGAAACATATGAGGAAAGAAAAAAAGAATTATCTGATGAGGCGAATAAAAAGGATAATGATAATGAGGCAAAAATAATAAAGAAGGTTATGTCTAGCATAACAGAATTAGAAGATACTTTTGATAAACTTCCCGGATCATTAAGCAAAACCATTGATTATCATATACGACGAAAAGGATATACGGCTAATCAATTAAATGAAAGAACCCAGCTGTCTGAACAATTTATAAGTAATCTGCGTAACAATAAAGTACGTAACATAAAGCTGCAGACCTTAATGAAATTATTTGTAGGATTAAACCTTGCTCCAGATTTCTGTCTGGATCTAATGGAAAAAGCAGGCGTTAGCTTTCCAAAAACGAAAGAAGGACGATTTTTCAGATGGCTTGTGATGGAACACACAAATGAAACGGTCATGCAATGGCAAAAATACCTTGATGAGGCAGACATAAAGAATTTCAGATTGTATGACAATAACATAGACGCTTAATAGAATGAAAAGGCGTTGTAAAAAAACAGCGCTCAAAGAGTCGAGATTTCCTGCTTTTTGGAAATCTTGACTCTTTTTTATGCCAGATCGCAAAAATAACTATTTTGGCTGAATTTTGGGTACAGCAAACACAGCGGCACAAAAACTGCGTTTTTGCCGTGTT